ATTGCAGACAGCGGCACAAAGGCGGCAATAAGTACAGCTTGCAATGCTGACACGGTACGACCATTAACCGACGTTGTGGATGTATTGGATGCCTCTCAGGTAACCTATAACATTGACATAAAGTACTACATCAACGACGAGTCCGAACTATCGGCTACTGATATTGATATAGCTGTATCGAATGCTGTAAATGAATACACACGATGGCAATCTGCGAAAATAGGCCGAGATATCAATCCATCAAAACTAAGCTGGTTACTTGGTTCCACCGGGGTGAAAAGAGTAGAACTGACTGAGCCTTTATTCACATCGTTGAAAAACGGTGATGACGGTAGCACTCCACAGATTGCAAAACTCGGTACGGTGTCTATCAAGAATGGAGGTTATGAAGATGAATAAGGAAATATCCAGTGACGCTTTTATGGATGGATTTCCTTATACACTGTCAGAATCTAGTCAATGGATAGCGCTTGCTGAAACTATTTCTGGACAACTCGCACTCCTGTGTAATGATACGGAAATATCAACTATCATTCCGAATATCTCCAGACTGTCGGAAGTCCTGCTTGATGCTATCGCATATGATTTCTCCGTAGACTGGTATGACGTGAACGGTACTTTGGAGGAAAAGCGTCGGACGATACAGGAATGCATTTTGGTACACCGCTACAAGGGAACCAAATATGCTGTTGAAACAGCACTGCGAAGTGTGTACGAGAATGCCACCATAGTTGAGTGGTTTCAGTATAGTGGTATGCCATATCACTTTAAGGCATACATCCATGACAACGGCAGCGACGAAGCAAAGAAAAAACGTATACTGGCAAAAATCAAATACTACAAGAATGCCCGGTCAGTTCTCGATGAAACGGTTTTCGTAATTGACAACAATGCAAAATCCCGGTTACATATCAAGGCTCTAATATGCGGCAAAATCAAGCATTTGCGCGGTATGATTTACGAGCCGCGTATTGCTGAAATAACTGCCGCTGCTGATGTCCATGCCGGGACCAAGCTGGGCGGCAAGGTAAAAACTATATATGCGGAGGTTAATGATGGCAACATGGAATGACAACGCAATAACGGATGTCGGGCTGGAACTGCTCGAACAATCCCTGACATCGGGCAAGGTGCTGACCTTGTCAAGAGCGGCCGTGGGCAGCGGGCATGTAGAATCCGCTGCACTCAAAGACCAGACAGAGCTTTCTTCGGCACTGTCTGATGTGACTGTACTGATTGCGGAACAGGTAAGGCTGGACGGCAGCAGTGGTTTGCAGCTCAAGCTGCAGATTCGCAACGATGGCATATCGGAAGCCTGCACGTTTAAACAGGTCGGGATATACGCCTCTGACGGCGAAACAGAGGTACTGTTCGCGATATATCAGGACGCGAACGGCGAGGAAATACCGTCGTCGGTTGATTATCCGGACTTTATGGAGATATTCACGGCGGTTATCGCACTTTCGCAGACCTACGATGTTAATGTTAATGTCAGCAGTCTGGCGTTTGTAACTAGGGCTGAACTGGAGAAAAGGCTTGGTGACAAGTCGGATGTGGGGCATACTCACACTGTTGCTGATATCGCAGATTATGTGAATCCCGTAAATCCGTATCTGCTTATAAATCCTGATTTCCTGGTAAATCAGCGCGGACAGGACGAATATTCCAGCGGTTATACAGTGGACGGATGGTACATTGAGGGAAATAAATGCTCTGTAAGACCAAATGCCGATGGCATACTTATTACATCAGCCATAAATCCAGATTCAAACACCCATGCTTTTTGGCAGAAAATCGAAAATCCGCTTGCTCCCGGGAAATACACACTCTCTCTGAACGTCCTGGAAGTATCAGGGGTATGGGCGGCGAGAATCCGCACTGTGAACGCTTCTGGAGATTACATCGACAGCTATTACACTTCCTTGCTTCACAAGGGGGTAAATAAAGTATCGGTTGACCTTTTCGAGGGCGAGTACATCTCCGCAGTGTCCGTAGGAATTAACAAGGGCACCGAGGCCGGAAACTCCCTAAAACTCGCATGGGTCAAGCTAGAGGTTGGCGATGGCGCAACCCCGTTTGTGCCGCCTGACCCGGCGACGGAGCTGCTCAGGTGTCAGAGGTACTTTACTATCTACAAGCACCAGAATGCAACGTCAAACACTGATAAATGCACGATAGGCGTCGGATATGCACTTACTAGCTCAATTGTATACGCAGTATTACCGATTGCAGCAATGCGCAGCGGCGTTACTGCAACGATAAGCCACAGTGGGTTGTCGCTTATCAGCGGTGCAGATACCGTTGTAGATTATACAAGCGTTACAGCATTAGAACAGACGGACAGCACGGTGCAAGTGGCTTTCACAGTAAGCGGTCAGACCACCGGAGCTGTTTACAGGCTGAGGCTTATGGACAGCAACGCTTATCTGGCGGTATCTAAGGAATTATGAGGAGGAGTAACATGGATGAATACAAAGTTTACGTCAGAACAGATTCTGGCGGGATAATCACTGACATCAATTCCAGCGCGTTTATCAGCGGTGACGGATGGACGGAGGTTGACTGTGGAGAGGGCGACCGCTTCCATCACGCGCAGGGGAATTATCTTGAGCGTGGACTTACTGGCGATGATGGAATTTACAACTACAAGTTGGTTGACAGCATTCCGGTGTTGCGCTCCGATGATGAGAAAGCACCGGAGCGTGCGAGGGTTTCTGCGACAATCGAGATTTCCGACCTCAAG